GTGATGATACCCTTGAGGAAGAAGGATCGTTCCAACGCATCTGTTGGTATCTGGTTGTTAGCACCTCCGCAGATGATGCTACCACTGCGCATCTCGTTGTAGGCTCGGATGTTAGCAGTGCCACCTAAGGCACAAGGTGAGTATACGTCTGCTGCCTTGAAGCGATCTACGTCAGACTCTATACGGTCTGCATCGTAATCGAACCGGGCCACTGCTTCAGCTTCACCGTAGATGTCTGAGACTATCAGTCGATCAACGTCACGGTGGACGAAGTTGGCTAGTCGTTTGCCTACCTTACCTAAGCCCTCGATGACTATAGTCTTGTCCTCAAGGTTCCTACCTTGGAAGTTAAGAGCGCCTAGCATGGCCATGTAAACGCCGTATGCTGTAGCGAATCCACTGTCCTCTGCCATGTTCTGTCCGTTAACGAACTGAGTCTGTGTGGCTAGAAAGGCAATCTCGTCTGGGCCTGTTCCAACGTCTCCCGCTGTGATGTAGACTTCTCCATCTTTGTTGATGTAGTCCATAACCTCAGCGAACTTGGTTAGTGTCTCCTTGTCAGCCTTAGCTGAGTCGATGGTAGCCTTACCCCCTCCGAGGTCTAGGCCAGCGAGGGAGTTCTTGTACGTCATTCCCTTAGCTAAGTTCAAGGCATCCTTTAACTGGTCGTCTCTTGAACTGTACTTAGTAACTCTACAGCCGCCCAGCGCAACACCTAAGTCAGTGTTATGGATGGCTACAATGGCCCTAAAGCCGGTTCCATCTGTAGCTTCAACTACTCTGTAGTATCCATCTACCTGAATATCCATATAGTTTAACATATGTATCTCCTAAAAAGTATACCCCAATGATAACACATCGGGGCACACAGGTCAAGTTTAAAGATCTTTAACTACTTCAATGAGGAGGTTTAATCCAGCCTCAAGGTCATCGATGTCAATCATCTCGGTCACCGTGTGGATGTACCGTGTGCCAACTGAGATAGCTATTGCTCGGCTACCGCTGCCAGCTTGCTGCATCGCTGCTCCGTCCATACCGCCACCTGAGGATACTACCAACTGGTAGGGTATGTCCTTGTCCTTAGCCACTGACTGCACTCGTTTGACTAGTGCCTTATCAGAGATGAAGGAGCTGTCTCGTACACCAACTGCACAACCCTTTCCTTGGGTAGTCACGTGCTTCTTAGGTGGTACACCGGGAGTATCACAAGCTAGTGTAACATCAACTCCGATTGAGATGTCTGGTTTGACGATCATGGATGATGTCTTAGCACCCCGAAGTCCAACCTCTTCTTGAACAGTGAAGACAACGTGAAGGTTGACTCCCAGATCAATGTCGTGGACTTCCCTGAGTAACTCGATACCCATGAAGCAAGCTACACGGTTGTCAAGTGCCTTAGAGACTAACTTGTTACCCATCTTAATGAAGGGTTCGTCCATAACAACGAAGTCACCAACTGAGATAACGTCAAGCGCCTTAGCGCCTAGTCCGATGTCAATGATGAACTCGTCAGAGGAAGGAACCTTAGTGCGATCCTCAGGCTTTGAGAGGTGTATAGGGAGCCCCTCAGGGTTCATAACACCTCGGTACATAGTCTCGTCTGTCACGACCTTTACACGGCGTGAGAAGAGATTACGTGGGTCAAAGCCGCCTAGTGGCTGGACACTGATGAAGCCGTTCTCGTCGATGTAGTTGACAATGAAACCAATCTCGTCCATGTGGCAAGCAACCATTACCGTCTCAGCACCCGGGACAGGTGACTCCTTGACACAGTGTAGGTTGCCCATCTTATCTATAAAGGAGTCAGGAACAAAGTCATCTACGACGTGATGAATGAAGTCTCGTACTCGATGTTCACTCCCCGGTACCCCGGGAAGCTCACACAGTTTAGCAAGTAAACTATACATAGATTAACCTTTCGCTTTGATCTGAAGCTCGAACTCGCGTAGACGTTTAGCTACTGAGATCAGCTCAATGACGGTGGGCCAGCTCTTCAAGATGAACTGCATGGAACCTTCTACCCGGCCAAAGGCACGGATGATCTGCTGCATGACACCTAGTGTAATCATACCACCTACGATAGCAGGGGCTAAGAAGATGTAGGCAGTCAAGACGTTAGCTTGTAGGTAAGCCATCCGTACTACGTTAAACTTCAAGTACTGGAAGTAACTACGGAAGTGGATCTTACGAACATCATCGAACAACTCTACCAGAGGTTTAGGAGTGAGGCTACCATCGTCTTCCATCTTGACGAGATGCTTGCGATAAGCCGCTTCCTTAGCTTGTATGTCATACTCAACGCCCACGAGACGAAGGATGTAACCTGTAACAACAAGAAGAGCAGTACCGCCGATAGACCAAACGAGAGCACCAGTGACCAAACCATATTCCCAATCTCCAAAGTAAAGAACTGTGATACCAGCTCCAAGACCCAACAGGATTGGGAAGAACTCGATGAGCACCATTACTGACTCGATGAGTGAAACTCCCAAGCCTTCGACAATACGTGCGAACTTAACTGTGTCCTCTTGTACACGCTGAGAGGCTCCCTCAATGGTACGAGCTTTGTCGTATACACTGTGGTACCACTCTACCATAGAAGCCCTCCACCGGAAGAGGTAGTGAGCTGTGAAGTAGGAGCCGACCAAAGCAAGGCCGATCCACATGGCAGCTAACCAGCCAAACGAGGCTAGTCCTGACCAGTACTCTCCCATGGTAACTGCACCGGGTGTAGCCAGTGCCTTCTGGATCATGTCGTAGAATGAACCAAACCATTCGTTGATCTTAACGTCGATCTTAACTTGAAACCAAAGGGTAGAAAGTATGAAGAGCGTACCTAGATACGCCCATGCTGCATACTTCTTCTGTTTGAAGAATAGCCACATATTATTGATTCCTTTCTACAAGATAAGCCTTGAAGGCCTGTTTAGCACTAACTCGATTGAGGTTAGCGTTGTTGTTGCGGAACTTAATGAATAGTCGTCTTAGTTGCTTAGCAGTCATTACTTAGTCTCCTCAGATGCTTGGCCATCCCATCTATCGATGATAAGACCCGGTTCATGGTTCCCGTTATTGGTTGTGGTGAACTCACCAGATTGCTCTTGGCCACCCTCTGACTCCTCTTTAGCTTCCTCTAACTTCTCAGCTGTCTCCTGAGCGTATGGGAAGGAGTAGAGTCGATCACCTACGTCCTCAGTCCAAGTCCATAATACGATGTCATTGCCCACTGTTACATGGTGTACGTATACGAACTCACCTACGGGGTACGCCTCAATCGGTTTACCTAACTGAGACACGTAGTGGTTTTGTGTAACAACCCCCAACAGTACGGATACTGTGAGGGCTGCTGCCTTGATGAACTTACTAAGAGACGAGTAGAAGATTAGGAAGACTACCAGCGCACTTAGTAATAAGTACATAGTGTATATTAGTATCATGGTACTCGTACCTCCTGTCTTGTCATACGTCTTAGTCTAACCTGTACGTCTGTACGTTTGTCAACGATCTTACCATCCTCAACTCTGAACACAACAAGTGTCTTCTCTTGGAACTTCGAGATCTCGACTGATCCTTCGAATACAGAACCGTAAGGCTGTAGGTTAGTTACCCTTACGTTTACGTCTTGGGTAATGAATGTACCGTCCTTTCGTGAGTAGAAGTGGACGTTGACTACGTAGTCCCCATCAGGGAGGTCTGTGAGTGTCATGATCTCGTAGTTACGTGAGACCAGTACAGTCCGTCCATTCACTTCGTATGTATCAGACTGAGCACCGATGTCATCCCTCTTCAGGGTGATATACCCATTGGCCTTGTTACGGTACGATATTGTAGCTCCGTCTGGGCCTTTCAGATACAAGTCGATGTCGTTGTGGCTATCGTCGTGCCATGACATCTCAATCATTAGCCGTATCGGTGGGTCAACTACCCCGTTCTTTGCAATTGGATTTATAAGTAGAAATGCAATCACGAACAAGCTAGTAAACCCAACCAGTAAGTTGAATAGTAGATCAACAAAGGCTAGGTTACTGCTGTACTTTCTCATATTAACTCTCCAATATAACTAACTGTAACTTCAACCAGAGGGACGCTATAAGGCCCACAAGAGACGTTACAAGGGCTGTAGACATACCTGAAGCCAATGTACTAATAGCCTCGGACATGCTCTCTACGGAGCTTGTATCGATGTCTCCTAGGCTCTGACCGAGAACCAATAGGAACCCGAACAGTGTGCCGACCATACCGATAGATAGTACAGCGTCAGAAGCAAACCAGTGTACATCATCTGTCTTAAAGAACATACTAGCTGATGTAACCAGTGAGATACCGATTATAACAAAGGTTAAGTAGGTGCTATCTGCGTCTAGTAATAGTTGGAATAGATCATACTTTATGTGACCAACTACTAGGGCAAGCAATCCTACGTTAACTACGAACCACCATTGCCATTTAGTCATGATTAGTATCCTTTCGTCAAGAGGTACATACGAAGTGGATCTGCGATCCGCTCATACAACCAGTGATCTGGTAACTCAATGAAGTCTGTGTAGTTGTTATCAACCATCCTAAAGGCCCGAAGGTCATCAGCCGTGAGGATCAGGAATGTCTCATGATCTGTAAGTTGGCTTATGATGGTAGGTAACTGAGCAGTGTAACCAGCATTGAAGAAGAAGGAAGCATTGACTGCACCAATGAACTGACCACTCTTCATACCTTCGCTAAAGGAAGCAGGGTTGTCGGGCGACCAAGCTACGTGGAACCCAAGGATACCCGCCAGAACCTTAGAGGGTGCTCCTACGAAGGCGATGGCACAGGCACTCATGCAAGAACTACCCTCTGGCACGATGGCTAGGGCTTCACGGCGCATGAGGGTGTAGCCTAAGCGGTACCCTTCCATTGAGGAGCCACCGGGTGAGTTAAGGTAGACTGTACGTATTCCCGTACGCTCCATAAGCCCGTCAAGGTTCCTCGCGTCATTGTCTGTGATCTCACCTTCCAGTGTTATCGCAGTGTCGTTGTGCGTTAGTGTAGCGCCGGTAGCGCCAGTGTAGGCTAGCAGGAGTACCAGTATACCTATCGCTGCTAACAGTGTACCTAATCCATTTCTCATAACTTATCCTCTCCGTTTAATTGATTGATCCTCATCTCTGAGTACCTAATCACTTTCTGAAGGTCTATGATCTCTGATTCTACTTGACCCTTACCTTCGTATAGTTTAAACCCTGCACGGCTAGCATACTTGATGATGTTGCCACGCCAGAAGTCGAAGCCATTAGACATCACATAAGTGATTGGCTCGATTACCCAACGCGAGTAGTGCTCAGGCTCATTTACAATATCTTCATCAGACTTCTCGGACATGTCTTCTCCTCCACATAGTACACATTTGAAACCGTCTAGATTACTGTCTCCGCACCAATGACAATTTACCATATTCCCTCCTTGTAAAACACTCGAACCCATTGCGCACAGATGTCTGAGCGTACAATGTCGTCAAGGTCAAACTCAACTACTGGAACTGGAAGCATGTGCTTCTTGGCCAGATGTGTAATCTTAGTCAAACCGTCACCGTCCTTGAGATCGGTCTGCTGTACGTCACCGTTTAGTACGATGGTTGAACCTTCACCTACTCGTGTAAGCAGCATCTTCAACTCGTGTGTTGTGATGTTCTGTGCTTCGTCACAGATGATGAAGGAGTCATCGAAGGAGCGTCCTCGCATGAGCGATAGTGGAGCCATCTCGATGTTGCCGTTCTTAATACCTGTTTCAACTGCACCCTTTCCTAGGTGCTTAGTGAGTACATCAATAACTGGTAAAGCCCAAGGGGCTGTCTTCTCAGCTAGGTCACCGGGTAGGATACCGATCTCCTTACCGACAGAGATCATAGGACGTGTTATGATGATCCTATGAATCTTCTTGAGGGTATACAAGTCAGCCGCCATTGTTGTTGTGACGTAAGTCTTACCAGTACCAGCTGGACCAAACACAATAACCTGAGATGACGTATCAATCGCCTCCATCAGCTTTCCTTGGTTGTCAGTCTTAGGCACGATACCGGATGTCTTCTTCGAAGCAGCACCCTTATAGGTAGTCTCACGTTTGGCTCGTGTTTTAGGCTTAGGCTTCTGTTGTACCATTGTGTTTCCTATCTTGAATTGAAAAGGGAGGAACCTTTCGGAACCTCCCTAATAGTAACACACTTTGCAGTGCTATGTCAAGCTCAAGTATTCAATAAGCTCGGTGTATCCTCCAATATGTACGCCATCGGCATCGAATATCTGAGGAACTGTCTTGTGCCCCGCTTGCTTCATCATAGTAGTAACCCAATGATCGTTGTGCAAGTTGAACTCTTGGAAGGCAATACCCGCTGTACTTAGGGTTGACTTGGCCTTCTGACAGAATGTGCATCCATTGGCTGATATGACTGTGTACATTACAGTAAGTCCACAATCTCACAGCTGTCACCGGAACACGCAAGTGTCTGGCTACCAGCCGTGTTGTCCTCACTCTCATAGTCGGAGAGCTTAGACCAGTCAATGTTCTTAGGCGAGTTAGCTTTTAGTAGGTTGTAGTCCGATTTACCACACTCTTGGTAAGGAGCTTGCTGATAGGTGTGTTCGTTGAAAGGCAAGAACGATACACCAGACATCTCATCGAAGTACTTGTACACAAAGGCACCAACCTCAAACCACTCGTCTTGCTTAACATTAATCGTAACAGATGGCTTATGTTCGCACCAGTGTCTCTGGTATGCCAACCACATTTCCAACTGTTCAATCGCTGTCAAGTCTGCTGTAACAACAGCTCCCCTAGGCGCTTTCTGAGGGAAGCTAAACACAACAGTCGTATCCGGTTTCATAACACAAGGCTGATTGGATACGCCTTGGTCAATCATGAACTGAGTGATAGGATCTTTAATATCACCCCGTACAGTACGGATGTAGTACTCGCTATGCCGTGCGTGTATTCCAGACGCGCTGTCAACGAGTTGTGACACCGTACCGCTTGGCTTAACACAGCTGATAGCTGTAGCCTGAGGTATCCCTAGCTTATCAGCCCAGATCTTATTGGTCTTGATAGCTACGGCCTTCAGGTGAGCAAGCGTCTTATCGAGTCCCTTGTTCTTAGTGGTCATCAACTTGTTGTCCATGATACCAGTAAGAGACACGCCTAGCAACCTTTCCTCTTCAGTGTTACGCTGCCAGATCTTACGCAAATATGGGAACTTTGTGTAAGCTGACTGAATGGTACCAAGGATGGTAGCCAAACGTACCTTCTCTGAAAGAGTATCTACATCGTCTGTCGCACGAACAACACACTCTGTTAGGTTGCAGAACTGATTTGGACGTAAGATGATCTCACTGCACGGGTTAGTCCCGAAGTCGTAGTTAGGATCACGCCGCCCGTTAAGTCCAGCTTGCTTCTTGGAAGCCTGTCGGTTGAAGATACCACGTTCACCTGAGCCTGACTCAACCAGAGCAGTCCATTCCCGCATGAAGGACATACTATCTGGCTTCTCTGTATAGGATACGGAGTTGTTAGCCAACGCTCGTTGTGGATCATTCTCCCACCAAGCTCCAGACTTAGCGTGACGCATACGATCATCGCTAAGGTTAGACAGTGAAATCATAGCTGAACGACGAACACCGCCTACAACAACCACTTCACCAATCTTACACATTATATCGTGGCACTCAATAGAGGAGAGCTTACGATTCTGTGCATTCGAGAAGGTACGAACAGTGAAGTCAAACAACTCAATGAGAGGTGCTGGACCTGATGCTCGTCCACCAAAGGTCTTAAGAGGCGCACCAGCTGGACGAACACGGGAGACATCCCATGTAGGAATCTCACCACTGTAGAGTAGTGCGACCAACTGACGTAAGGCTTTAGCCCAACCCTCTTTGCTGTCCTTGACCACGATGTTAGTCTCACTCTTGAAGAGCTGAGGTACATCTGGAAGCTGGCTAACGAACTGACGCTCGACTGAGAAGCCAACTCCTGTCCCGCAGAGCAAGATGAACATAGCCTCGTCAAAGGACTTCATGTCATCAACTGGTAAGTACGAGCAATTGTACATACAAGTGTTATCACGCTCAGCGGCTGGACCGGCTGTCATGAGGGAACGCATACTTGGCATCACCTCTAAGCCTAGGATGGCTTGCTCTAGCTTAGTCCGTGTGGCCTTGTCTACCTTGTCAGCGATGATGTTATCAGCGAACCGTGTAACCGTGTCACTCCATGACTCACGTCCTTGACCTTCAATGTACTTAGCGTACCGTGACTTGTGGATGAAGGCTTGGTAGTCTGTAGGTAGTTGATTGCTCATTTGCCACGACCCCGCATTGATTTATCTTCATCTAGCCAGACCATTCGATCAATGTCTGCCCTAGTTATTCCAACGTCTTTCAGCTCTCGGTCTGACAACTGGTTCAAGGTCTTGATTGCCTTACGGTGATCTGACCACAGTATACAGTATCGAAAGAATCGTACTATAATGTTATTTGTCCATCTATCTTTCATCGGTTATCCCCACTTCCGCCTAGCACACCCCGTGCTTGCCTACTGTTTAACTTATCCATATTACCTTCTAACACTTCTGCCAATGAACCATCGAAGTAGTTGGCCAAGGCAGTCAAGTAAAACGCTACGTCACCTAGTTCCTTGATGATCTCTTTAGCTTCAACCTTTGTGTTATCTCGCAGCAGCTTCTTTACTTTCTCCGCTACTTCCCCAGCCTCACCAACGAGACCCAGAGCATTCTCAACCAAGCGTGTCTCACCCTCGGTCATGATCTTACCTTCAACCCAATAAGAGTACTCGATTGGAGTAACTCCTACCACTGCGAAGTGTTTCATATCTTCTTTAGTAATCATTCATCGATCTCCTCTACCGTAATTGTAGCTACCTGTGTCTCGTCACAATCGTATAAGGCGTTAAGTACAATCTCTACGAGATGATCTTCCCTGTCTTCTTTATCTGGGTTAAGGAGAAACAAGCTAGCGTCAACCTTAACCCGCAGTGTTACATCAAATTCCATTGTGAGTCCCTTTTATTAAACCGCTCGATGCCACCCCGGTTAGGGGTGACACTAGTATCTATCGGATGGTCACCTCTTATGTGTGACTCAATCTCAGGTTCCGTACTCCCTTCGTAGTGCCTCAAGCGAGACCCATTGGGCATCATAATATCCGTTGGAGATATTACGTTTAATGAGGACACCTTTCCACCACTCCTTGTTGGCTTGCCCCGCCCAAGACTCTGGCGCACCTTTATAGCAACCCACGACCGCGCCAATAGCCCCCTCGCTGCCCACGTCATCTTTGAAATACATATCCCGTTTATGACTATGGCCGACAGTGCAAGAGCGATAGCGCTTTTGTAGTAGCCCATATGCGTGATGTACACCGCTAATGGCACGGCCAAAGTTACCAGCGCCGACAAAGTGAGCGTAATCAATACCATCATAGTTATAGATGGCAGGGGCCCCGTTTTGGTACTCGTGGTATTCATCGAACCACTTCTTCGTGTTGAGGTGTTTGAACGATATGCCATACTTATCACCTTCTAGTCTAGGATCATATGATATTGCTGTCTTGATCCGTGTTTCATGGTTACCCTCAAAGCCGTACCACGCAGGACGCTTGCGGCGGTTCTTAGAGAACCTATAGCGAAGCAACTCCTGTGATTCATTGTAGGAGTCGATGTCCTTGCCGTAGTTCTGTGATACAACTGCCTCAGGCTTACGTGAGTCGTAGGAGTTGAGGGACTTCATGTCAGCCCCATCCCCTAGGTCTACGCAGTAGTCAGGCTTGATGTCGTAGATCAAACCGCCTAACCAATCGAAGCGGGTGTTCTTAGTCTCAGGGCTTGCGTGGCCACATGACCATACGATTGCTGTTTTACTTGTCATTCTTATTACCTTCCTTGATCCATTCCTCGGGAATAGTCTTATCTGAGTATAGAAAGCCAGACTTGTCACACCAGTCTCCGTAGGTGCTTTTAGCTCCCTTGTAGAGCTTGGCTCGTGAGTTACTGAAGACGAAGCGTATGTCCTTGTCGGGATACTGCTTCTTGATCTCCTTGTGTTTACGTCGATCTGTGGAAACAAACCGACCCTTTGTCTCGATGATGATACCGTTCTCTAGTACGAAGTCGGGAGTGTAGGTGCGCTCTTTACTGTCAAGCCACTTAATCTTCTCTTCCTCGTAGGTAAAGTTAATACCTCGTTCCTTGAGGTTAATAGCCATACCTTCTTCTAGTCCAGATCGATACCCAGCTGCGATAGCTCGTTTACGGGTACTACTCATGTCCAATCCTCCGACTCTTCAACCTTCAACTCTTTCTTGATGTCAGTCAAGTACACAGGGCCGTGTGAGTAAGCGAACATCTTAAGTCCCGGCCAACAGGCCTTCTTGAACTCACAGTATGAACACTCCATCTTCAACTTACGGTTGGGTGATGTCTTGCTCTGTGGTTCATCCTCGAAGCCACGTGGAGGAGGAGTTGGTTGTTGAACCATCACCTTGATGGCCTCTATCTCCTGTTCCTTAGTCTTAAGCTCCTCGGTGAAGTCGTACATATCTAAGCAGATGTGTCCGTTAACCTTGTCGATCACCAAGAAAGCACCGTGTGTCTTGTTGGTAACCAATGGATCATCTTTAGCTGCGTAGACATAAGATGATAGTTGAGATATGTATCCGAATGGATCTTGGTCTCGCAAGTTACCCTCTTTAAACTTCTTAAAGGAGTAAGGTGAAGCTGACTTCACATCCACTGTCATGCCATCTATTACACAGTCACGGCTTCCTTTGATACCGTGGGCTTCCATGCGGTCTTGTGCGCCTTCTACCGTGTGTCCTGCTTGTCTTACAATACCTAAGACAAGTTCCTCAATCATATCTCCGTAGAAGAACTTGAGCAGTGCGTTGGCTCGTAGTGGGATAGCGTTCTCAGTTTGGTTGATCTTGTACCATAGCTTACGTGAGCAAGGTGTTCCTAGTGACGACATAGACAGGTAACCTCTGGGTTCCTGTGGAGCCTTGAACCTATCGTGCGCCATCTTAGCCACGTTAGCCCCAACGTCCTGTCCGATCATCATGTCCCACCCCTCTTTGCCATAAATGACATTCTCCATATCGGCTACTAGGGTGTCTATTGTTTTATCAGTCATTGTTGACCTCCACTAGTTTAAGGGAGTGAAGGGCCCCGTAGGGCCCCTCGCTAAGTCTTAGAATGGTATGTCACCGGGCGGGGCTTTAGAAGCAGCGGGAGCCGGTGTAGCAGCCGCTGATTTACCCTGCGTGTAGTCCTTAGGTTGGACGCTAGGGGCTCCACCGCCACCACCGTCTGTCTCAAACACAACGTGGTCGATAACTTGTACCCCGTTGAGTCGGCAACCTTTGCCCATCTTGGTATCGTATACGTCTAGGAAGACAACACCGATGGAACCATTTCCGATCATACCGTCATCGGAAGACCAAGCGTCACCGCTAGGGGTGAAGACCTTAGGTGGACCAGCTGCCCACTCCCGGTCGAACTTGTCTTTCCAAGGACGCTTGAACTTAACCCGTGTGCCTCGGCCTTCTGGGTCAGGCTTACCTTGCTTACGGACACCAGCATCCTTCATCGCTTTGAAGGTAGCATCGTCCATGATGATGTCCACCGTGGTAGCACCATCGGTCTCCACATCGTATTCACCTTGGTCACGGTTGCCTTCAAACAGCTTAGCCCACTCGAGGATTCCGTGAAGTTCGATTGTATTAGTAGCCATATTATATCTCCTTACAGCTTCGTTATTATCTTGTAAGTTTAGCATAACCCGTATGCCGTGTCAAGTACCTAATTAGTGTGTTTCATACCAATTAGCACCTATATCGTATGAACCGGGAGTTGGTATTCTAAACCCTAGCTCTTGCCCTGTTTCTGACATAGTAGTAGCGATAAGCTGGCCCATATGCTCGGCCTCTTCTCGTGTCCCTATGACTTCGACTTGGTACTCGTCATGAACAAACGCTGTCATCTTGAAGTTAATACCTTCTGCCCGTGCCTTAGCATGGAAGTTGAGAAGAGTATGCTTCATCAAGATGGACTCGCCTGACTGTAGGATACCAGCCAGTGTCTTGTGTTCACTTGGTACCTTAACCTTACGGCCATCGTACCCTGTGAAGAACCCCTTGTCGGCAATGTAAGGCACCATACGCCGCTTGAGTGGGGCTAGACCATCAATGCTCTGCTCAAATCGTTTCATAGCAGCAGCGGCCTCTCTGGTACCAACACCCATGATGCTTGCAGTCTTAGCAACACCAGCCCCTAGAAGCCAGCCATAGATGAAGGTCTTGGCCATGTCCCGTGTAGCGTGTGGGACACCCAGAGCCTTCTTGTTCATGTTGTGTATGTCAGTCTCGTTCTCTTTCTTACCCTCCATGATTGCCTTGGCGTACATGTCAGCGTCGAAGTGTCGCCACATGTAATCAGCAAGTACTCGTAACTGTATACCGTCAGCATCACAGCCTACTAGGAAGCTACCCTCAGGCACGTTCCAGCATCTGCGAAGGTGATGGTCATACTTGGCCTTGATGACCTCTACTGCGTTCTTAGCCTCTCCGTGGAAGGGTGAAGCGATGTTGGCAGTGTTAGGGTTGTTGTGAGCGCAGCGCCCTGTCCAAGCACCGATGTTGTTGATCGTACCGTGTATACGATTGTCATCACACACTTGGTTGATCCACTCTACTAACGAGCTTCTGCGTCCCTCTAGGGTTAGCCACTGAGCAAGTGCCGCTGCACCTCGTGGTGCTGTATCGGGTAGTGTTGCTAGGTTGTCTTCCGACACAGTGTAGCCGTACCGCTCTAGGTCAGCCTTCTTCTCGTCATAGAACTCCTGCGACATCTTAGGCACCTTCTTGCCATAAGGGTCACCAACAGCCAGCCTGTTGAAGTTCATGTGGGTCTTAGTCTTCTCGAAAGGCTTCCAACCAGCTTCCCATAGAACGTCCACACGATCACGGGATGCACCGGGGTTGAAGCTAACGAAGTCCAAGCAGACCAGATCATCACCCTCACGATTGGTTGCTGCATACTTCTCCTTGGCCTTGGTGACGTTGGAGTACAGCGTACCGTCTTGCTTCTCACGGTACTTGATCCGGTTGACCTCTAGTAGCTTGGGTGGGAAGTCCTCTTGGAACAGGGCTTCGATTTCCTCCTTCTCTTTAAGAACACCATCAAGCAAACTCTGGGCCAACTCCTTGTCGAAGTGGAACCCGTGGTACTTGGTGCGTACCAACTCAATCTGCAGATCGTGTTCAACACGCATGGCGGTTGCCCATGATGGGTCGTAGATGATGTCACTGAAGTGATTGAACAAAGCCTCGGTGGTATCAAGGTCACCATACCAGTAGTCGATCATCTCCTGATTGAAGTTCTCGAAGTCGGTATAGTCACCCTTATGTACACCCAGCCTTATGCCCCAGCTCTTGAGACTGTGAGGCCCCTTACCACCCGTGGGTGTCAGGATGTCATAGTCAACGGTACGGGATATGATTAGTGTATCCAGAACCTTGCGAGGGTCTATGGGTGAGTCAAGCCACTTGTTGAGGATAGGTAGATCGTACTGTATGAAGTTGTGACCTACCATCTTATCAAGTGACTGGTGCCATTCAGTAGCAGCCTTACGTGCTACCGGATCGCTGTGGATATTCTCAAACTTAAACACCTCGCCTGTGTCCATCATCTTACCGCCAACCAACCAGATCTTATCTGGATGCTCGATGGCATTAGTTTCGATGTCACAAAAGGCTAATCTCATGCTGCCGCCTTTCTTGCAAATAGGAAGATACCAAGTAACATCCCCCAGCCTAGCACTTCAACAAACACAAACAGTACGATCTGTAATGCACGTACTTGATGGATGCCGGGTTGCATCATGTCAAGGCCACTTACGATAGAGCCAGTAAGGAGTAGGATGGCAACGATTGCCATTACGAAGCGCCCCAAACTTGCTCCAAAGTTAGACCATACTTGGTAGCTCAGAAACATTGTTAGGGGAGCAACCACAAAGATTGATAATAGTACTGCTGTCATTGTCTTCTCCTTACTGTTCGATGTACTGGCGATAGTCAATCATTAGTATCTCAAGTTCATCTTCTAGTCTTTCAATCTCATTAGAGGTGGCACCTTCCCACCCTGCCAATGTGATACGCTCCTCAGCAATACGAACCTGATACTCAAGTTCATCGAAGATGTTCTCTTTAACATCGTCATACTGGTCAAGCTCGTCACTGCTTAGGCTGTAGTCATAGTCGTCGGTGATGTTCTCTGACATATCAGGG